GGTCTAGATATCTGCCGACAATGACGAACACTGAGCATCGCATCTGCACATCGCCACCATTGAAAGCCTTGTGATAGTCAATAGATTCAAGAATAGGGAAGCCGACAGGTGGGTTGATCTGATCAGGCATGATGACACTGGTGCGCAGGCCGCTGATCGTGCCGAGCCTAGTTGCGAGACCTGTCATCACTTGTGAGACTGTGGCAGGCATCAGGCGACACCGATGATGCGATACGGTGAGAGCAGATCACGAACATCAGGGTCAACTGCGCGAACTGTGATCGCCATATCTGCGAAGCCGAGCACACCGAGCGCGGCGTTATATCGTGCGAACTGTCTCATCGACAGCAGCACGCATGCTTCTCGTACATCGTCTGGCACTGACGGCCAACCCCAAACACCGACGATCTGTGCTGTCGGTGGGTCAGGCGGTGTGAATAAAGGGAAGGTCTTACCACCTGTAGCGGCGATGGCGCGATATGGTCGCGTCTGTAGCACAGCGTCAAGCGGCTGAAAAATGTAATCAGTGTTCGCAGTCCAAGTAGTTGTGAAAGTACCAGTGCCATTGTTGTCAGTCTTCAGTGTGGTCACAGATACTAGGTCTGGTATCGCGAGCCGGTAGGCGTTCGTCGAGTAGAAGGTGATTGTCTGTGTGGTCTGAAAGAAAAATCTGCCGCAATAGCCGTCGATGCGTCGTGATGCACCTTCGATCGAGTTCTCTAGCAGTGTGTCATCTACCGAGTCGGTGAGTCTCATGGCTGCCTTGACTTCTGCAAGTGTGCAGTAGCCGTTCGTGATTGCCATGTCTAGTCAGTCTTTCTTCGTGTCGCTCTTGTTCTGATCGCTCGCTCTGGTACAGGGTCGGCAGATGTCGTCTCGATCTCAGGTGTTAGATACTTGTGGTCATAGTTTAGTTCTCTGAGTTGTGCATCTACTGCAGCGACTCGATCACTGAGACCACGCCTGACATAGCCACTTCGTTCTAGAAGTAGCGCATTTATCCAGTCGCTGTTCACAGTCGTCGCCTTTCTACCATGTCACTGTTCCACTTGTGAAGGTGAGTGATGCGTGCGATCAACACGCATCACACACACATCTAGTTAAAATGTCGGCGTGACAAGTCCAGTTCCGCCGATGCGTGCCCATGATTTTGGATATCGGTTTGATGTGAAAGCACTATAGCCATATACCACCATTGTGACATCGAGTTCTGCACCTTTAGGTTGCTCAAAGCGAAGCATCATCGGCTCGCCTGAACCCTGTTCCCACAAGTGAAGTTCAGATGTGTTGCCGACGAAGATTGTGTCTTCGTTCGTGCCTGCACCTGAAGTAATCAAGATTGTTGCGTCTGTGATTACTGGCAGACCGACGATGCTGTACTTGCTCTGACCGTACTCTGGTGAGCCTGTACCTGACGCGAACGCAGGTTGGCCGTTAAAGTTTGGTACAGGTACTGCGAGTGGTCGCTTCTGATCATCGACTGCAGCCAAGATAAACGCGAGTCGTCGTGGGTGCATGATGATCACATCAGGGCCGCCGAAGAAATCTGTTTGAATTCCAGAGATCGCTGAAAGAATTTTTGGATAAAGTTCAGGCACTGTCGGTGATGCGTCTGTGTATGCAACGCTTGTTGCGTTCGAAAGAATATCTGCGACCACTGCAGCGTTGAGAACTGTGTGATATGAAGATACGAGATCAGCCATGACCAGCGAGTCGATGTTCGTGCCACGCTCTAAAGCCTGACGAGAAACATTCTGCTGACCAGCGAAGGTCTGCACTGTGAGATCAAGTTTCGTGTCGTCCATATTTGTTTCTTGAACGGCCGAGCCTTCGGTCTGTAGTGCTGTCGCTGAACCTGTAGTTACTTTGCTGATGCTCAGTGTGAGACCCTGATCAGGTAGTTGATGCTTGCGAGCAATGTTCGCTGTTGGCCGACCAGCGCGAGCAAATGGTGCTGCGAGATCAGTCAAGAATTGTGGAACGAGAAGACCAGCGAAGTTTGCACTGGTGACATCTCGACGCTCAATTCGTTCTTCCTGCATGTGACGAGCAAGACGCTCTTGCGCACTGAAGTCATTACTGAACTGTGCTGAGTATGCGTCACGAATAAATGATGTCTGTGCTTGCGGCGCGTATGTGCGTGGCTCGCTCTTGACTTGTGTCTGAGACACTACTGTCTCGATGCCTGCGATCTTGCGTGCTTCGATAGCCGCGCTGTTTCGTGCTTCAAGTTCTGTGTGTCGTTTGATCTGCTCGTCGAGATCGCGCACGATGTCGAGTGTTGAGACGACTTGTGCGTCTTCTTCTGTGGTGAGTGCACGCGCTTCGGTCGCGGCGACAGCGACTAGTGCGTCTGCCTTTGCGAGTTCAGCGTCACGCTTCTCGATGAGTTGCTTTGAGTAGGTCATGTGTGATTCCTTTGGTGAGATGTCTGATGATGATCTCAGTGGCTCGATCAGTGACCAGAGTGGTCGGCTGCAAGTCGGCTGACTAGCGGTGGCGAGCCAACATGATCTGTGCTCTACGCACAGAGATGTCAGTCGTCGGTGTCACATTATCACTAGTTTTTAGTTCGCGCAACTCTGCCATCGTCTGCTCATAGGCAGGAAAGGTGACGACGCTGACATCAAATAACTGAACTTCTTTAAGTTCTCTGACTGTGCGATCATCTGACCATGAATCTTTGATTGTGCGAAACGCGAAAGACATCTGACTCAGATCACCGCGACGCATCGCAGAGATCACTCGTGCCGCGTCAGGGTTTGCAGGGTCAAGATCAGCCGATACCTTTAGGCCGCGCTCGTCTTCTGTCAATGTCAGAGTGCCTGATTTTGTTCGTGCTAGTGGAACACCTTCGTGGTCGATTAGTAGGCGCACATCTGCACCATCTTTGATCGTCTTCGTAAACGCGCCACGCTTGACATACTCGGTAAACGGCATGGGTTCAGATGGTGAGTCGAAGACTGCAGCGTATCCGACTAGCGTGTTGCCGTCGCCTGTCTCTCGCATCTCTAAAGTTGTGTATGCGACGCGACGCTCATCTGCACCAGTGATGCACCAGCGATGCTCTCTGTCTGCTCTCTCGATGCTCATGGCTGTGATGTTATCTGATGCAGTACCATCTGCGCATCTAGTCTGCTCGTCGTCTAGTTGTTTGATGATGCGCTCACCATATGTCTGAGCACGCTGTGCAGACTCGCGTGATGAGCCGCCGCCCCACAGAAGCATCGCAACTAGACCTGCTGTGATCTCGTCACCTTCCACTGCGCTCAGGTCGCCGATGTGTCTTGCTATCCATGCCGGTATCTTTCGCCATTTGCCTTCGCTGATCTGACCGTCTGCCATGCGTCGAGCGTCAGCCACAGTCGCAGGCATCAGGCCGTCACCTGACAGACCCTGCTCATGCAGTCTCAAGCCGCGCCGCGCAGACTCTCGCATGAACTCTGGTGCAGATAGATCGACCGCACGATACTCATCGCCAGTCATCTGCTCTGAATCGTCAATCTGATCTTCTATGCTGTCATCTGACTCGTATGACGACTTTACCTGTGTCAATATCGTCATAACTGCGTCAATAGCGACCATAAATTCATCGTTTCGGGTCGCTTTGACAGTCGATGCACGCAGGTCTGCTATCGGTATCAGTGTCGAAAACTTGTGACCAACGAGCGTATCGGTCGCAGTCCAACCGTCTTCAGTCTCTCTGTAGAGTCTGATCAGTGCCGCAGGGTCATCTTGAGTGCCGGTGATCGTGAAAGTGCTGTCAGGAATGTTGAGATCGCCGTCTGTGATGATGCGTATGATGCGGCCACGAGCACGGCCATCTGATGAATCCCATGATACGAAGTCACCTGACACGAGTGCTCTGGTCGTCTGATCGGTCATACCTGCATCATGTTCCTGCCTGATCTCACCTAATGGCGCAATATCTTCGCTCATAGATACAACAACCATCTGATCTATCGCATCTTGTTTATTCTCATGACAACCGATAGTGATATATGAGCCATCAGTCTCGCGCTTCACTGTCGCCCAACCTGCGCAGTCTGTCTGCTGTTGTGATATTCCGAAAGGCATTACTTCTCTGGTGGTATTGCGTCAGTGCCGACAGTCGGTGTTGTCGATGGTGCGACGAACTGATCGCCACCATCATACGGTTCACGGTTCTCTTGTTCTCGTGCTTCGTTTGGTGACAGAGTGCCAGAGACGATCTGCACCTGCTGAGCCTTCACTCTTGTCATCAGGTCTGCTCGCTGAAACTCATCAGCATTGAACCGTGCGCGTTGTGTCAGTGGAAGCATCTCGCTGATCGCATCTTCTAATCGTCGCATAAATGGAAGCAGTGTGTAGCGCACGAAGTTGATACCTGATGACTCGATGTTCTGATATGTCTGAGAGTCACCGCCAGTGCCGTTGATGAGATGAAGCGGTATGCGATACACACGAGAGATATCTCTGACGATCGCTTCACGATGTTCAAGCATCTGCATGTCTGCTGCACTAGTCGTGATCGGTCGCCACTTCAGGCCGCCTGTGAGCACAGCAGGTTTGCGCCGTCGCACATGCGAATCTTCCCATGTGTCGCGAAGAACCTGTGCCTGCTCAGGTGTGATCGTCGTGTCAGTCTCTAGCACGCTCGACGGCGTGCCGCCTTCACCGTAGAACTGTGCAAGAAATCTATCCATCGCTATTGACATGCCGATCGTGTTACGCATCGCTTCTAGTGGTGAGATACCGACCATCTGGTTTGGTAGCAGTAGCCAGTGAATCGCTCTGATGTCTTGACTAGTGAGCACAGTCTTGTTGCGTAGTGTGTAGTTGATCGAGCCATCATCTGAGTATTCTAAATTTTTAATATCGCGTGGGTGAATGTTTCGCATCTCTGATGGCAGACCACCTGTGGTGCGTGGCGCATAGATGTAAGCGTTGCCATGAATTGTCAGCGCAAGCATGGTCTGATGTACGAACTCAAACATAGTTTGATGCGCGTTCGGTTTGATCAGCACTGACGGTGTAGGCAGTCGCTCGATGCGACCGGCGCGTTGTTTCGTTAGTTCGAGTGGCATAGATGCGATCGAGTCTGCTAGCAGGTTCGTTGCACCGAGCAGAGCAGATGATGCAAAGGCTGTGAGTTCGGTGACTATTTCACCAGAATAATTATTAAAATATGGTCTAGCAGTAATTTGATATGGGTCGATAGATGTCGGCAGTGCT